AATCGCTTCACGAAATACTAACTCCAAAAGAGGAAACCAAATGTCGTATATTCGTGAATAGAGATGTAAATGCTTGTAAGAATATATTATTACTTGGAAAATGTTATTTAGAAAGTCAAACAAGACCTGAAGAATTTACAAGAAAAGTAATAAAATCAGAAAAGGTTAAGAAACCTAAAAAAACAAACAAGTAAGAATAAATAGTTGTTTCATTAAGGTAGTAAATGAAATAACATTAGATGGGAGTTTGCTTATCTACCATTAAAGTAAGCAGATGATAAACCCATTACATAGAATTTAGTTTATCCTCCTTTTAGGAGGAAGCGCTCGTATTTTTTTTGCTAATAAAGTCGGCATTTAAAATACGCGTTGCTCTAAATAATATTATTTACTATTATTATATATACCATGTTTACTCTATGTATTCCGACAATGAATAGGTTTGATAATTTTTTGATAAGATATTTGCCTCGTTATTTGGAAAACGAATATATTGATGAAATTGTTATAACAGATGAAAATGGTCATGACATAGAAAAAATTAAACAGAATTTTCCAAACAATACAAAATTGGTATTAGTTAAAAATGAACAAGTATTAGGTCCTTTTTTAAACAAACATAAAGCTTGTTCGATTGCTAAAAATGAATGGATTGCTTTAATAGATTCTGATAATTTTGCCGATAAAAATTATTTTATGGTTGCTAAAAATTATATTAATGATCATATTACACCGACTGGAAAGAATAATGTAATACTATCACCGAGTAAAGGCGATCCAGTTTTTGATTTTTCTCATTTATCAGGAACAATTTTTATGAAAGGAAATTTTGAAGAAAATAGACGAAAAGAACAACTTCTTATGAAATCAAATAATGTGAGTAGTGAGACACTTTTTAATTTGGGTAATTACATAATTAATAAACAGTTGATAAATAATTTGGATATTGATAGTGAAATAAATAATATCAAAAAATCATCCGCTTGTGATGTTATGTATTTTAACGTGTTATTATTTGAAAAATTAGATTTACAATTTCACGTTGTTCCAGATCTTGAATATGATCACGTAGTACACAATGAAAGTATTTTCTTATTGACTAGATATAATCATGAAGATGTAATGAATATTGTGAAAGAAAGATTTTATACTATTAAATAATTTTTAGTAAAAACTTAAACATAATAAAATAACTAATCTATATATGGAAAAATTAGGAACAGAATATGGAGGTTGGTATGTGCCAAATGATATTAAGTTGAATGAAAACAGTATTATTTATTCAGGTGGTGTAGGTGAAGATGTATCCTTTGATTTATCAATAAGTACAAAGTATAATAGTAATATATTTTTGATCGATCCAACCGAAAAATCGAAGAAACATTATAACGAAGTTATTAATTTTTATAAAAATAAACATGATTTTACCGGAAATATACAAACCGACTATTATGAAAAAATATCCAATTTACAACCTAATATAGAAAAAATTTTTTATTTAGACATTGGTTTATGGAATAAACCAGATACATTAAAATTTTTTAAACAAGACAACCAAAATTATGTTTCACAATCATTAATAGACGGTATGTTTGGTGTAAACTATGACATTGTTAATGTTGATACAATTAAAAATATAATGGTTAAATTGAATCATCACCATATCGATCTATTAAAATTGGATATTGAAGGTGCTGAAATAAATGTATTAGAACAAATGTTTAATGATAATATATATCCCAAATATTTATGTATTGAATTTGATTTGTTGTTAAAAAATAAAGATTATGATGGCATCACTCAACGATTAATACAAAAAATGATAAATGAATATGATTATAAAATACTTATAGATGATGGTTTAAATATAACATTTGAAAGAAAATAAATATAAAAATAGTATAATAATAATAACATTATTATTATATAACTATGTGTGGAATAATAGTTTCAAGTTTAGATATACCTCAAAATTCTTATAATTTGATTCAAAAAAGAGGTCCAGACAACACAAGTAAAATAACATATAATAATATTCATTTTGTACATTTTTTGTTACATTTAACAGGCGAAAAAACAATTCAACCAATTATTGATAATAACATAATATGTTTATTTAACGGCGAAATTTATAATTATAAAGAAATTTTACCAGAAGCAAAATCAGATGTTTATAGTATTATTGCTGCTTATAATAAATATGGTAATAATTTTGTAAAATATTTGGATGGTGAATTTGCCATTGTTTTATTTGATTTTAAAAAGAATGTATTATTTATTTGTAGTGATATTTTTAAGACAAAACCATTGTTTTACAATATAAATAAAGATAATATAATTATTTCCAGTTATGAAAGCACATGTAAAAGTATAAAACAAGATAATTATTTTCAAATAGACCCTAACAAAGTATTGATTTTCGATTTAAATGAAAGGAGTATGATTGATTCATATACTATTTATGATTTTGATTTAATACAATACAAAGATACATATGATGATTTTCATAATGCTTTGGAAAAAGCAATTCTTAAACGATATCCTGAAAACTCAAAACCAATTATATGTTTAAGTAGTGGAAATGACAGTGGGGTCATTGCGTGTTGTTTACATAAATTCAAAAAAGATGCGTTATACATTTCAATACCAAAAAATGAAAATTTGGATGTCATATTACAGCGAAAAATTGTATTAGGTGAAGCACATTTATTAATCAATTTAGAAGAAACAGAAAAGAAAAACTGGTTACAATATTTGAACAGTTTTTGCGAACCTTTTAATTGGGATTGGACTTACAATCCAAATGTCAATTCAGTTGTGAATGGGTTTAATATGGGGTCAATGTTGGGAAAATGTAAAATTATTGATGTCGCGAAACAATTTGATAGTAATATAAGAGTATTATATTCAGGTGTCGGGGCTGATGAAGTAATGGCTCATAATAGTTATTATAGTTGTGGTTATGGAAACGTAAATTTGTTTCCTGAAAATTTAAATGATGTTTTTCCATGGCCTAATTTTTTCGAAGGTTCTATGAAAAATTATTTGAAAGGAGATGACTACGTAGGCGGTTCATTTAGTTATGAAAGTAGATATCCTTTTTGTGACAAAGATTTAATACAGGAGTTTTTATGGTTGAAACCAAATCTTAAAAATGATTTTAAGGGTTCGAATTTTAAACCAGCTCTAACATCATATTTAGATAAAGAACAATTCCCATATCATTTAAATAAATGTGGTTTTAATGTTTAATACAAAATTGTATTGTATATTGGACTTTTACATGTCATCGTATCTGGTTGATCTACATCATAATCAGGAAAGTAACATGTTTTAATTTTATCTGAGAAAAACGCAGCGCACCACGAAAGAGTACTTTTAGAGCAAATTAAAATTTCAGCTTCTTTCATAATATAATAATCAGTTAAAACATCATTGCTTTCAAATATAGTATTAATATTTTTTTCTCTTAAAAAATCTTGTATATAATTAATATAAGAAAATTCAAATTCAGTTTTTGGTTTATTACAAACAATACATATGTCATCATCAATATCGAGTCGATTTAATAAATCGACAATTCTCTCTTTTTTAATATATAAATTATGTGTTACAAAATCTTCTAACCTTAAATGAAGTACATATTTAAATCTTTTACTAAAGTTTGGCGGGGTCATGAGAATGTCAATAATAAAAAATTGTTGAGTATTCAAATCGCCAGCGGTAACACCATCTGTTAAAACATAATGAGATGGATGGTTTTTTATAAAATCAATAATAGACTCTTTATAATGATTATAAATACCGTCGTGTTGATAATAACCAACCATGTTTACAGAAGACAATTTTTGATTTTTGTGAGACTTTGAAATAAAAATATTATAAAATTCTTCATCTGATAAATTAGAGCTTTGAAATTGATTAACTAGATAATTACCGTTGTATAATATACAAACTATAACAGACGCTATATATCTATAAATATCATTACCTAATCTCCCTAATATTACAAAATTTACCTCCATATTTTGTTTTATGTAATTTGTAAATAATTATTTAACTTAATATAAACTTAAATATAAATACATGATTAAATTTATATAGATGTTAATTTTAGATGTTCCAAACAAATTTAAACCAGAATACATAAGTGATTACCCATGTTATACCACTGGGAAAAATATGGAGGAGTTATTTTATGAATATTTTTTGACACACAAAGATAATATAATTAGTGATTATGTTTATTTACCTGTTTTTTGGACTTCTTATTATGTAACAAATAATTATGCTAGTAATATTGATGAACTTTATGATTGGCTAGAATCCTTGGATAAAACTAAAAAGTACTTTACTATAGTTCAATACGGATCTGGCATTTTTGTTAGAAATTTTGATCTAGATATTTTAGTATTTAGTGGTGGTGGCGGTGGTTTAAATATTAAAAATGATGATACATCTCGGGAAGTATCATTTTATGGTATTAATAGGCATATTTTTTTTGGTAATAAAGCTAATTATGACATACCGTTATTATGTTTACCATTATTTCCAACGATAGACATCGAAAAAGATATTTTTTGCTCATTTATGGGCCGATTTGATACACATAAATGTAGATTTGACATGAAAATATTTTTAGAAAATAACAGTGATTTTCAATTTTTTAATTCAGAAAATTTTGACCAGTATAAAAAAATTATAAATAGAAGCATTTTTACTTTAGCTCCAAGAGGTTACGGTTATACATCGTTTAGAATATATGAAGCAATCCTGGGAAATAGTATTCCGGTTTATATATGGGAAGATAAAAAATTATTACCTTTTTCGGATATAATTAATTGGGATGATTTTTCTGTTATTATTAATTCAAGTGAAATAGAACAATTACCAAACATATTAAAAAATGTTGATGTACATAAAAAATTAAATAATCTTTTAAAGGTTAAGGAAATGTTTACAATCAATTATACATGTGAATATATTAAAACCAAAATTCAAGAACAACGATTTATTTCAGTTGCTATACCTCATTATAACAATAGTAATTATATTTGTGATGCTATAGACCCGCTTATAAACGATTCGAGAGTAAACGAAATTATTATATGCGATGATAGATCTAGCGATATTGAAGCGTTAGAACAAAAGTTATTAAGTTATAATAGTCCTAAGATTAAATTGTTTAAGAATGAAACCAATATGGGGTGTTATCATAATAAAATAAATACAGTATTAAAATGTAGTAATGATTGGACCATATTATTAGATTCTGATAATATTTACGACAAAAGTTGTATTGACACTATTTATGGAATACCAAATTGGGATAAAAATACAATTTATATACCATCATGGGCTGTAACATTTCCTGGTACGCCATCTCCAATGTTAAATTATACAAAATTCAATAATCAATTTATTTCAAAATCTCTTTATATAAATGAATTTAATGAAACAATGTTTCAATGTTTAATAAATACATGTAATTATTTTTTACCAGTGAAAAATTTTATTCAATGTATGGATTGTGTTCAACATGATTATAAACGCGAAGTTATTGATTCATTAGATTCAGCGGTTTTATTTACTGATTGGTTATTATCTAATAATATTTTTGTAGTGGAATCATTACATTACAAGCATCGTTTACACGATCAATCAAATTATATGTTATCGAACTCTCATTCATATAGCAGGATTGTATTAGATATGTTATTAAATAAAATTACAAATTCCTCAAATGTATAAATATTTATAAAAAAACATTTAAAATAATATTATTTGTAATATATATAAAATTTAGATATGTTAATTTCATTACATGAATTAGTCCAAAAATATAATATCAATTTTAAAGGTATTTTACACGTAGGAGCACACGAGTGTGAAGAAATAAAAGATTATGATATATACATTTCAAGAGATAAAGTATTATGGGTAGAAGCTATGGAAAATAAAGTACAATTATGTAAAGCAAGATTTCCAGGAATTAATATTGAACAAGCGGTTGTATCAGACAAAGTAGAAACTGTTTCATTTAATATTTCGAATAATGGTCAATCATCTTCAATTTTAGATTTTGGTTTACATTCAACCCATCATCCTGACGTTGTTTTTGTAAATAAAATGGAAGTAGAAACAAAGATGTTGAAAGATATTATTTGTAACTATGATATTGATTACAACTTTTTAAATTTAGACATTCAAGGACTCGAACTTAAAGCTTTAAAAAGTATGGAAGAGTATTTACATAAAGTAGATTATATTTATTCTGAAGTAAATTCAGATTATGTTTATAAAGATTGTTGTTTAATCACTGAACTAGATGATTATTTAAAACAATTTGGGTTTAATAGAGTTGAAACTAGATGGGCGGGTGAATGTCGCTGGGGTGATGCTTTTTATATTAAAATGTAAGTAAAAACAAAAATTATCAAATATTTTGTGATAAAAACGCAGCACTTATAGCTCAATTGGTTAGAGCATTGGTCTTATGAGCCAAAGGTTTTGGGTTCGATTCCCAATTAGTGCACTTTTCGTGGTCGATTTTCCCAGAAAATTTATATTGAATATTTTTCAATATAAATAATATTTTGTATAAATTTATAATACATTGATTTTAAAATGTCCATCACATTTTCTAGTTGTTTTTATATTATAAAATCGAAGTTTCCCCCTGAAACATATATTCAATGGATGAATAATTTTATTTCTATTGTAAATGAATTCAATCTAGTAATTTATACAGATGAAAATAGTATAAAATACATTAATACGAGAGAAAATCCGCGGATAAAAGTGATCATAAAACCAATGGAAGAATTTTATCATTATAAATACAAAGATTTTTGGATTATAAATCATGAAAAGAATGAGTTATTAAATGACAAAGTATTATGGCAGGTAAATATGCTTTGGAGTGAAAAAATATGGTTTGTTAAAGATACAATAGACAACAAATATTTTGAAACAGAATATTTTGGATGGTGTGATATAGGATACTTTCGTAATAGCCATGGTACAATTCATACTCAACATCTATCTAATTGGGCGAATGAAGACAAAATTCGAGGGTTGGATAAAGAAAAAATATATTATGCGTGTGTGAACAATGACGATGGATTTATACAATTATTGAATAACACTGTAAACAAGAAAAATGAATTAGGATTACCGATAGAACCTATTCCTCCATATCAAAATTCAATAGCAGGAGGGTTTTTCATTTTACATAAAAATAAAATAGAATGGTGGTGTGAAACATATGAAACAAAACTGAAAACATATTTTGAAAATAATTATTTAGTAAAAGATGATCAAATTATTTTGGTGGATTGTATTTTATCAAACGATACCAAGTGTCATTTTAACATTCTCCGAGAGAATGACATTAGGTTTGATAATTGGTTTTTATTCCAACGATTTTTATTTTAGGGATAATATGGATAATAACAATATAAAAAATATTTATATATTTTATATTATTTGTATGATAAGCATTTTATTACCAATCTATAATGGTATTGAATTTGTAGATGAATCTATATCATCTATTATAAATCAAGAATTTACTGAATGGGAATTGTTAATTGGTATCAATGGTCATCCACCAAATTCAGATGTTTATAAAATAGCCAAAAAATATGAGGATTCTACTGGTACTCGCCATGGTAAAATAAAAGTATACGATTTTCCCCATTTACGTGGAAAATCAGACACATTGAATTTACTAATTACATATTGTAAATATGACTGGATTTCTTTAATGGATGTAGACGATATTTGGGAAAAAAATAAATTACAATGTCAAGTACAATTTATGAATGGTTACGATGTTATAGGAACACGAGCTATTTATTTTGGAGATTATTTGAATGGTGTATTACCGGCAATTCCTTATGGTGACATTACCAATCACGATTTTCATAGTGGAAATCCTATTATCAATTCAAGTTGTTTAATTAGAAAAGAATATAGTTTTTGGAATAAAGAGAACGACGGAGTCGAAGATTATGAATTGTGGTTGAAATTACGTAGTGAAGGTAAACGTTTTTATAATTGCGAAGAAATCGCGGTTAAACATCGTTTGCATTTTACTTCGGCTTTTAATACACAAAATCATAATGACAAATTGGAGAGAATTAAAAACAAATATAAATAAAATATACAACCAAAATTAGGTGACTTTTATTTTCATCCATTCTGGTGGGAATAAATCACGGGTATCATGATTCGCCATAGCTGGTCCAAACCAAATTGATGGATAACATACAATTTTACTCTTGTTTGAGTTCAAATAAGCACCCCACCAACTAAATGAACTATTCGCAATTATATTGTGATTACAACAACTCATCAATAATAATTGCTGCCAGTCATCTAATTTATTGGAAGCTCTTTCAAATGTCATGTCTGGAAAATCTGTCATTAATTTTGTAATTGTTTCCTCGACACTTTCAATATCTTCATCTTCACAAAAATACAAAACATTAGGTATATATGTAATGTTGGTTGTAATGTGATGTAAGGATTTTTTATAATAATCGTATGACATTATTGGATGATGATCAGGAAGTTTTTTATAATCACCCATTCTAAAATGTAATGAGATAGTATTATCTAACAAATTTGTATTGTATAATTTTTTACTACTACAATGTTTTAATACTTCTTGTTGTTTTTCGTAAATATCCAAAATAAGGCTAATCAATTTATAATTCTCATGAAAATATTTATAACTTTGAAAATATCCAAACAACATTATATTTGTATTTTTTTGAAACAAATGGTTTGGTACGTCTTTGTATGTAAATCCGTCTTCTCTAAAAACAACATTGAATTCTGGATATTCATTGAATAAGCATCTCGATAATTTTGAAAAAAATGAATTCCAATACGTAGATCGTACAGTGGTACTTCCTTCACCTAATTTTTCGGAATTTATAAATTGAAAATCATGTTTTTTATTAATTGCGTAAGATAGTACAGCGAATATTTGAAATAATTGATTTCCCAATCCACCCATTAAACTGCAAGTAATCATGTTTATGTTTTGTATATAAACAAATTGAATTATTTTTAAATAAAAATGATTTTATATTTAATAATTTACTCTAAATTAAATATAAAATGTTTACAGATAAATACAAACCGCAGAATTTTGAAAGTTTTGTAGGAAATGTATCGAAAATTGACCTTCTTCAGAATTGGCTTGATAATTGGAAAATAAATCAACATCAAAAAACAAATAAATGTGCTTTGATTTCAGGACAAAATGGAATCGGTAAAACATTATGTGTTGAATTGTTTGTGAAAAAAAATAATTTGAATCCTATTTTGATTAGTCCAGACGAAAAAAATGACAAAGAGTATTTTCAAGAAAAAATAATGCCTATCATTCAAATTGAAAAATCAATTACTTCAAAAAGAAACGTTGTTATTGTTCATGACATTGATTGTTATGATGATTATGGGTTTATATCAAATATTGTACAATGTATGAAAGAAAGTAAAATACCGATGATTGCTACGTGTAATAATCGATATGATCAATCTTTGAAACCTATTATAGCCTATTGTTTAGATGTCAAATTTTTAAAACCGGCTAGTAGTGAAATAATGAAATTTATTGTGCCAATTATTAAAGCAGAACGTTTGTCCATTCCTGATTATTCTGTAAAAAATATGATTGAAGATTCGAATAGTGATATACGTAACTTATTAGTGAATTTACAAATGGGGTCTTTTACGTTGGCTAGTTCTTGTATAAAAGATAAAAATATAACAGAAACAAGTATATTTGATTTAACCAAATCATTCATGTCTCAAAATATAGATATGAAAGAAAAATATACTCTATTTTGGTTGAACCATGATTTATTACCATTGATGATACATGAAAATTATCTATTGAATAACATTAAAATGAAAGATGATTGTAAATACTTACAAAATATTTCAGATTCTGTACATTGCTTGAGCGATATTGATTTAATTGATCATGATATCAGATCGAATGCTTCTAATTGGGAATTATTACCTTATATAGCGTGGAATTCAATCAAATCTGTATCGAATTGTCACGCTAAAACACAAATTAAATTTACTGAGTTTTTAGGTAAACTTGCTGCTAGAAATAAAAATAAGCATAAAGACAATGGGGTTTTGAAAACTGAGAAGGAAGTGAAACCAAAGGTTGTGAAGCCGAAGAAAGAACCTAAACCAAAAGAAGTGAAACCGAAGGTTGTGAAAGTGAAGGAACCAAAGGTAAAAGAGCCTAAACCGAAGGAACCTAAACCGAAACAGGTAAAACCGAAGGAAGATGCTGTCGTAGTAAGCAACATTTCGCAAAATGATGTATCATTGAATCCATTGAATCCATTGAATATATTGGATCAGATACAACCAGTCAAAAAAACAAGACAGCCAAGGAAAACGAAAACAAAACCAAAACTTGTCATAGAGGAATAAACCACAAAACACAAAATAAACACCCTAAAAATCCTCATTAAATTCAAACACATTTTCATCTTTATTTTTATTCGCTAAAGCATAAGAATCATTTAATCTTTCAAAAAAATTCACTTTACCTTCTAAACTAATTAATTCCATAAAATCAAAAGGATTTCCGACATTATAAATTTTTTCGTAACCTAATTGTACGCATAAACGATCCGCGCAAAATTGAATATATTGATTCATTAGTTGCGAATTCATACCAATCAATCTACATGGTAAAGCCTCGCATATAAATTCACTTTCTATTTCTACGGCTTCTTTTATAATTTCATGGAGCTTCGATTTTTTAACTTTACTATTCAATTTACTATATAATAAAACAGCAAATTCACAATGAAGCGCTTCATCGCGCGATATTAATTCATTTGAAAATGTCAAGCCAGGCATCAATCCTCTCTTTTTCAACCAATAAATACTACAAAAAGCACCACTAAAAAATATTCCTTCTACACAAGCAAAAGCAATTAATCTTGTAGCAAAACCACTTCTATTATCTTTAATCCATTTTTGAGCCCAATCAGATTTTTTCTTGATACACGGAAAATTTTCAATAGCATTAAAGAGTCTGGTTTTTTCATCTCCGTCTTTAATATATGTTTCAATCAATAAACTATATGTTTGACTATGAATGTTTTCCATAGCAATTTGAAAACCATAAAATGCTCTTGCTTCAGAGACTTGAACGTCAGTCATAAATCGCAAAGCCAAATTTTCCAATACAATCCCGTCACTCGCAGCAAAAAAAGCTAAAATCATTGAAATAAAATATTTTTCATCACGAGATAAGGTATCCCAATGATTAATATCTTTACTTAAATCAATTTCTTCAGCGCGCCAAAAACAATCTACTTGTTTTTTGTACATTTGCCATATATCTTCATACTTAATTGGAAACATTACAAATCTATTATCGTCTGGATTTAACAGTGGTTCAACTATTGATTTGGACATCCTAAATAATATATATACTAGATTTTAAATTTATTTAAAAATATTTAAAATAAAACAATAATTTAAGAATCAATTTTTGAAAATGGATTTATTAAGTGTGAAAACGCCAATGGAATTAAATGAAGATAAATTTTTACATTTACAAAATGTAATTAAAATTAAAAGAGATATGTTAATTAACAAGCAAAAAAAAATAAAACAACTAGTTAAGCAAAATCATTTTCTAAACGATATCAAGAATGATTATATTCGATTTAATAATTACACTATCAAACAAAAACAGGATCAAATTACTGCTCTTGAATTATTAAAAAAATATATTCATGATCTTACCGTATCAGGAAATTTAAGTGATAATAATTTAAAGGATGCTTTATATGAACAAAATAAAATTAAGAAAGAATTAAGATCAATTAAATTGGGATTAGATCGTTTGATGAACGAAACTAACGAGATGGATACTAATTTATTACATCATTTGTAAATAAGTAATGGATTGAAAATAAGCAAAGTTAGATGTTTTGATTATTTTATATTTTTATATAATTATATAATTATATTATATGGATGTTATGACTAACCAAAATGATGATTTTTTAGCAAAATTTCAAGAAAGCTTACTTAAATTAAATAACTTAAATGGTGTTATAAAAGAAAATACGAAAAATAGAAAGGATTTTTCCAGTTTTGTCATAAATAAATTACAAGAAATCAATAATCGTATTAAAACGATTGTTGAACAAATACAAAAATTAAAACGACATTTAGATGATTTACAAAAACAGATTGATGAAAACAGCTCTTGTGTTCAAAATAATAAACAAGAAATCGATAATTTGATTCAACAAAAAAACGATTTATTGAGAGAAAAAGATATGTTAGACAATAAAATACAAGAATTAGTTAGAAATACTGGTGACAATATCGCAAAAATACAGTCGCAAATTGATGAGAAAGAAGGTCAGATTCAAAAATTAATGGAAACTAATAAACTACTCGAAAATGAAAAAAATGGTTTGAAAACAGAATTGTCATCTCAACAAAAAGAAAACGATAGAAAAATACAAGAATTGGAAAAAATGATTGATGATAAAGCCGCAAAAATAAATGATTATGAGAATAAAATCGCGTCAATTGATCAGCAACAACAACGAAACACAGAAGAATATAATAATCTGAATAATAAAATAAATCAACTAGAGACAGAAAATAATTCATTACGTGATAAAAATACGTCATATATCCAGAGAATTAAAGAAGCTACAGGACAAATCATGAAGGCTACAGAATTTTTACAAGAATTAGGGAATATTAATTTTTATAATGAAGATAAAAATGTAATGAATAAAATTGTTAGTGAAATTGAAAAATCATTAGAAGAAATTATTGGTAGTATTCAAGGACGAAACACTGTTGTAAATACAATGGTTTCACAACAACCACAACAAAAAGAAAATAATATTATTAGAATAAATGATACAGATATTACTATAAAGCGTTTATTAGAATTACTAAAAAATAGAGCATCGTTAGATCAAGTAAATCCGAATAACAATAATTATTTGAATGCTTATAATTTCATAAATGATAAATTGAATTCAACACAGAATAATGAATTACAACTCATGGTGAATGCTGCGTTAAGTGAAAATAATATTGTATTCAATGGTGATGGTACCATCAAAGGTGGTTATAAAAAGGTCAGGAAAACTATGAAAACGAAAAAAAATTATAAAAGAATAAAACAAAAAGGAGGGTTTTTTTACAGTAAAAAATATAAACGACCATCTACCTATAAAAATACAAATACATTGACAAAATCATCGTTTGGGGATACTCCGCGGTTTACTCCTGCTACTAGTAATACTACAACAAATATGAAAGTATATAAAAAAAGTAAAAGTAGAAAGATGTGAAGGTAATTTATACATTACTTCAATGACAATGTACTAAGCATTCCTCTGATAGAAGGGATATGTTGATATTCCAATGGCCATTTTCCTGAAATTTGGCGATACATTATTGAATTTGGTAGCATCCGTTTTTTCATAATATCTTGTCTAATTTTATATAGAGATTTCCAAGCGCGTTGTATTATTTTCAACCAAACTGTTTTTATTATACAAATACACTCGTCACCGCGTAAATAATAAATTTCTCCAATCTCAATATTTAAATAATTAGAATGATTGATTATATTATTATAATTCCTTATTATATCGTGTTGTAAATCACCAAAATTCTTTTGATAATATTTTTTATAAAAATTACAAATATTATTAAAATTACATGGCGGTTTATGAAATCTTTGAAGTACCATAAAATGACCATTTATATTGGGGTCAGAATCATTTGTAATTCCATGTATTTTTTTATTGTATAATTCTGCTATTACAAGATTATATTTAGTGGAATTGTGTGAAGAAATATTATCGTGTTCTATACTTACTATAGTTTCTATTGTTTCTCTTGTTTCTATACTATCGAAGCTATTAACACTTTCATCAGATGAATCGCTATATGTACTATCGACACTATTTATATTATTTATATCAATCATATTATTTTATTAGAAATATAAAGAATAATATTTAAGGTATATATTTTTCATTTTTTTTAAAAAATATATATATATTATATATCATGAAAACCAATTTTAAAATTCAAAAGTTACTTCACAGTAAAAGAGTCTTGAATGTCATTGCTGTCGTGGCATTTTTAAATATATTAGCATTCATAATGTTAAATAATATACACGCAATCATATATTTCATCATAATTGGTTCAATAACGTATTTTTTCAGTAAAAATATGATACTAGTATTAGGTATTCCACTTATTTTAGTAAATTTATTGATGGTTATTTACAGCACGAGTTCCAATACTTTATTTTATAAAGAAGGTATGGAAAACAAAGATGAAATGGACTCTACTGCTGACGTTGATCCATTAAATAAAAATAAAGATTCTAAAAATACAATGACAAAAGATTTAAAAAACGTTGCTATTGCTAACAAAAAAAATAAACCATCGCCTACAACTAACCAAGGTCTAGTGATGACACCTTTAGATCATGATAGTGATTTGCGTAATACCATGTCCATCGACAATGATAAAGATAATGATGCTACCGAAAACGAATCATTTGAAGTTGGACGCAGTAAAAAAAACAGCAACGGATACAAGATAGACTATGCTTCCACGGTTGAAGACGCTTACGATGAATTAAATAAAATTCTAGGCAGTGATGGTATTAAGCGTTTAACAAGCGACACTCAAAATTTGATGAAGCAACAACTTCAATTAGCTGAATCTATGAAAAATATGCAACCTCTTATAGCAGGAATGGCTCCGATGATGTCACAAGCCAAGGATCTATTAGGAAGTTTAGGAGATAGTGGGAACATGGGAGATTTAGCGAATATCGCAAAAAAATTCTCAGCTGGGTTAGGCGGTAAGAATTAGAGCACTTGTAAGAATTCAAATGTATAGTGTAAATTTATTATAGTGTTATAATAAAACACTATAATGAATTACATGGAACTATTAGAAATAGGCGATGTGAATGATTTTCATAATAAATGGGGAAATATTGATTTTTCAAATGATACTAATATCGATTTTGTAATATCTAAATGGAAAGCTATTCATGTTTTGTTTTATGATTACAATGATGTAATCAGTAAAAGCAAAAATATATGGTTCAACGAAATAAGAGAAATTGGACTGTATAACTTATTTTTTACAGATCCGACTTATTTCTCTCAATATTTTTCGGATGAGCCTAGTGATATATTGAATCAACTTCTATCACTACAAGAAAAATGGATTGGTATTATTTTTGAATGCGCAGATGAAGTTTGTAATGGTGATAATGACTACAAGCTTTTATCATTTGTTAAAAAAGGTGGACAAACAACATCACATGACTTCGAGTTAAATATACGCCACAACGGTGTTGAACAAATAGTGAAAATTGAATTTAAATTTTCATCGAGTTCAAAAGATAAAATAACTCAATTAGCTGAATTTGCTGCTATTAACACCGAAAGTGCTTCAGGTCTCTTGCTTTTTGGTAGTTCTTATTTAGATTTCTTTTGGCCTGTTTCTTATGAAAGAAATTTCATACAAGAAATGTGTAATGCTGTAAATATACAACTACCAAGAGATAGAGAAAGTTGGAAGAAAATCGCGAAATCCGTTGCTGTTCCAAAAAATGGTGCTGCTCGAGATTTTCATTTACGTTTACGTCAAAGTGATATTATGAAAAACGATGGGAAAAAAAAAATAGTCAACGAATCTTTTGATGTATTTATTACACAAAAACTCGATTTTATTCGTGATAACCTTTCTGAAATTTCCAATATATTTAATACTAAACAAGAAGATAAATTTTTTTGTATTTTCAGTAGCGGGACATTCAAAAAAGATACAATTCCTTTGATTCAATTAAATGACGTGGTCAAAGTGGGAGAACATACTTTTGAATTGATTACAACAACCGATAACAACATCCGATGCGACATGTCATGGGGAAATGGTGGAGCTGGAAATCAGAACCCTAGAGTATTATTTAAATTGTCTTCAAAACCTGCTGCTAGAAAAGGTGGGTACAAAAAACGAGGAGGAAAGATTAATGGTGGTGACGGTCACGACTATGATGACGATGACGATCATGACTATGATGACGATGACGATCACGACTATGATGACGATGACGATCACGACTATGATGACGATGACTACGATTGGTTTGATACACACGAGGAATTAGCAATTGATGATATTGCTGGAATAGATGAACTAGAAGAAATTCAAGGTGATTCTGACAAAATAGTAGAAATTAAGGATGTCAATGAACCTCAGCAAGAAATATTGAATACAATGAAATTGCGGTCTGGTAAAATCTATAATATACCAAATCAAGTTAAAAAAGGGGGTAATTATAAACATCATACAAAAAAAATAAGCAAAAATACGAAAATTAAGAAAACAAGGAAAACAAGGAAAACAAAGAAAACAAGGAAAACAAGGAGTTCAAAGAAAACAAGGAAAGCAAGGAAACTCCGTAAATAAAATAAAAGGTAAATATATTATTTAATATTTTGTTATATTATATAATATGAAAAAATGTCCTCCAGGAGTAATATGTATTGAAAATGTAACTATTTTTTTTATTGCTATTGTTTCAATAGTTTTATTTTATGTATATTTTACCTATTTTCATAATAATTCTCAAACAAATATAAGACATCATAAAAATATAAACAACCCTGATCAAATACTTATATCCCAAACCCCTAATTTTCCATATACGAATTTACCACCACTTTCTCCTTTTCTACCACCGCAAGTTCCTGGAGATGTTTTATTAGATCCCTATGTACCTCCACTCAGAGACGAACGATATTTAATACCTCAAATCAATTTTATTCCGCCTGGTACAGTTCCTATTAATGTTTCTAGTAATATCGGAGCACTTGATACTAGTTACAGACAAATGGGAATTTTAGAACCATTAAATAACAAACATAATAATGAGTCTCTTTTACCTTTAATGGGTAGACCTGTTTTTACAAATAGAAACAAATGGCAATATTATACCATAAATAATCAATACAATAGTTTAAAATTGCCTTTGATTGTTAAAGGAAAAAGTGCTACAAATGAATATGGTGTCGATGAATTAAATGGTGGTGAAAGAGTTCGTATACAAGGGTTGAAAGACGTTTACAAAGTTACTGTATATGATAATGACACAATAAAATATTTACCGTTTATTTAGATTTTTTTTTGTTTTTACGTGATTTTTTTGTCAGATGGAATTTTCTACGTTTAGTGGCTCCTCCTTCCATATTAACATTGGAATTATTGCTTTGACTCATTTGTTGAGCGGCTTTATTAACACTTTCAAAACCATCTTCTTCGATATTTTGATTATTGGAATTCATTTTTGATACAATTTCCGAAGCTATTTTTGAAGATAAAAAATTAACGACTTCGTTCAATGATTCAGAAACATTTTTTGGTAATTCGTTTTCATGAGAAACTGTGTTTGTTGATTCTGGTTGTTCTTGTTGGTCATTTGATTCGTTGCTGTTATCTGTGCTATCGGTTGTTTTTGGTAATTCGTTTTCATCAGAAACTGTGTTTGTTGATTCTGGTTGTTCTTGTTGGTCATTTGATTCATTGCTGTTATCTATGCTATCGGTTGTTTTTGGTAATTCGTTTTCATCAGAAACTGTGTTTGTTGATGATGGTTGTTCTTGTTGGTCATTTGATTCGTTGCTGTTATCTGTATTATCGGTTATTTTTGGTAATTCGTTTTCATCGACTACGGGAAAGACGGTTGGTTCATTAGAAACTGTGTTTGTTGATTCTGGTTGTTCTTGTTGGTCATTTGATTCGTTGCTGTTATCTGTATTATCGGTTATTTTTGGTAATTCGTTTTCATCGACTACGGGAAAGACGGTTGGTTCATTAGAAACTGTGTTTGTTGATTCTGGT